GTTTGAGCGTCGTCGCGAAAAACCATCGTCGCGGAAGCTTTCGAGGACCATATCCAATTCGCTTTCGCTCATGTCACCGGCTGACCGCTTGCCCGTTACGAGCTCTAGCTTCGCGCGGTAGGTCGTCTCATCCAGTCCCAACTTCTTCTTGCCGATATGGATCGCCGCCAGCTTTTTGTTCCTGCTCATTGGTCATTTCCTTCTGCTTCCAACATGGCGTTGGCGGTTGCCGAAACAGACTTGCCAAGTTTTGCAAGCGTGTAGGGCGCTGTTTTTTCATTTGGTGCACCACATTCAATCGTGTGATGAAACTGAGGGACCAAATTGCGGGGAGGAACACCCAGCGCCAGGCAGGCAAGCAGGCACTGCCTGTGCATCTCCTCTGCCGCCTTACGCGGGTGCATTGGTGCGCCGTCATGGGGCTCAACAGAGCGACCGCTGAGAGCCCCTGTTGCACAGGTGAGTGCTGCCACAAGAGCGGCGCGCTGTTCGCCCTTTAAAACGTCTTTAAGGGGCAATGCTGCCCAGATCAGATCGGACAGTGCGCCGGGTGTTTCTGTGGACATAGCGATGCCTCTTTCTCAAACAGTCATCGGACAGGCGCATCGCATCGCGCCAGGAGATGTGGAAAAGCCTGTTGTTAACTTTGTCGCAAAGCTCCGACACAAGATCGGGGTTCAAGGCTCTCAGGTCGCCGGTGGTGGGGTCGAATACGTTGACGATCTCGTGTCCGGGAACACCTCTTTCAAAAAGGCAAACAGCGATACCCTGATCGTAAAAGCAGAAGTCGCCCCGCCTTGCTGGCGCGCGGTCAGGAACAAGGAAACACACTTCGACGTTGTTGCGCAGTGTGAGGTTGAGCACGGTTCCCTCCTCAGACTTTCGAAATGTCGAGAGGGATGGCGCGATATTCGTCACTGTCGCCGACGCGCTCATAAAAGCGCACATAGCGTTTTGAAAACGATGTCTGGACGCTGTCGGATATTGCCCGCATGGCGCTCTGCCATTTCTCGTCCTGAATGTCCAGCCGCCGCAGCCCGAGTACGCGGCCCGTGGCAATCTTTCCTTCCTTGTCCACCTGAAAGGCGTCGTTCAGAAGCGCCATGAGTTCGGGGCGGGCATCTGCCCCCCAATCATGAATGCACTCGTCAATGAGCGCCTTAGCGATCTGGAGGCGCTCATCGAAGATGAGGTTGTCAGCGACCTGCACGACGACCTTGATCGACTTGTCGAAAGTGTAGAGCGTGAAGTTTCCCTTTTTGCTGCGAAGCGTGACCTCGTACACCTCAGCAGACATGTCCAGGAAAGCGTCGATCTCACCAAACGCCCAGGACTTGCACTCAGACAGTTGACGGTTCAGTCGTCGGGCTTTGTCAACAAGCTCCCTCACCAGATCGGTCCGTAGCTTATCGATGGGCTTGACCATCTCGGTTCGGACAAGCGCCCCGCGCCCATCCTCCATATATCCATCCGGCACTTTGGCCGGAGCAATCGCATTCATGACGCTTCCTTCTTTTCTGTAGGCGTTTCAAAGCCGCGCTGTTCACGAAATTCTGTGACGATGAAATCAAGGTCAGCTGCCGCCTGGACTATGCGGCCATCAAGGCCAGGCGTTTTCACAACGGCCAGTTCCTTTTCCTTGAATGCTGTCGTGAGTTCGGCGGCGGCGAGAAGCACTGTGTGCATTTCCAGAACGGCTACGGCGAAGGCCTGGGTTTCGATCATTGAAACCACTGTGCCGCCGCGCCGACCGCCCCGCGCGATTTCATTGGCAACAGAAACTATGTCGATAGGCATGTCTGAAATCCCTTCTCGTATTCTGCTCTGACGCAGTGCGGCCTTTTCCAATCCCAAAAGGAGAACCAGCCTTCGGTGTAGGGTTCTCCTAGGAGCTCGTGGAGTGCCTCACCATCCCGCGCGTCACACCACCCCATGTTGAATTGCCCTTGCGCTGCTTCATCGGCCATGAGGTCCGCCTTCCGCGAAGTCGGACAGAGACACCACGTTTGCTGCGTTACAGTTGAAAGCCGCTTCGGTGTGCACAACAACCATGCGTTCCAGGCAACTCACGCGTTCCTCAATTTCGCGAAGCGCGCAAACGAAATGGAACCACTGCGCGACCGTCATAGTCCCGGCTTCCTTGATTGCCTCGGCGTTGTCGATGTGATTGCTCAAATCTTGGCTCAACATTTTGTGCTCTCCAAACTTGAATGCGGGCAACCGCTACGGCAGGCCCTGTAAAGGCGGGTGTGAAAGCTGCTGGTCGCGGAGAACTTTCTGCCTTGATAATTACGACAGGCGTCGAGCGTGATGCTTCCTGTGACCGGGCATTCCACGCTGTCGCCCATCAGCGCACCGCGTACCCTGTCTTCCAGCTTCTTGAGGTCGCCGGGGTACTTCTTGTTGATGACCTGAGAAATTGTTGTTGGCGAATATCCGACCTTCTGCCCAATCACCCTCCGTGACCCGACCTGGTCTACTTCCTCAGCCAGCACCCGAACCCATTCCGGCAGGGGATGCCATGTCGCTGTTACGGTAGTGATCGCAAGTGGGTGCTGCTTAGACATGGTTCACGTCCTCCGCCCACATGATCTTCTTTAGATTGCGGTCGTAGACCACTTTGATCCGCTTGATGACCGGAGCGAGCGGACCTGTTCTCATAGCCGCCTTAAGACGGTAGACCGCAGCTGTCCCCGGCCTTGAGGCCCCCATCACTTGAAGGTAACCGGCCCGTTTCAGATGCTTGATGTAGTCCGCAGCTGCGAACAACCGAATGGCTTTGTCGTCCGTTGACGCCCATGTCACGAGGTCGTGTTTTGTAAATGCGGGCATCATCTGCATCGCCCGCCACATCTGGTCGCTTGCCTTCGCTTCGATAACGTGGGTTCCGTCCTCACGCAGCCGTGGTGCCGTCCTTGTTTTCCTAACCTGTTCAAAGATGACTGCTCTGTCGGCCCCTACGCCTACGCGCTTCAGATAACCGGCATTTTCCAACCGTCTAAAGTAGGCACGAACTGGGGGGCGGTGCGTCTTGGTTTCGCGGTAAATGTCCGAAACCGTAAAGACCCCCTTCTGGCTCGCGCAGTTGATCGCAGCCCAGAACGCCTTATAGCCAGATACGCAGTGAGCGTCAGCTTGCTCTGCCGGTTTGGCTCCCATTACGCTGCCCTCCGTATGGCCGGTGGCCTGCCGTCAAAGAGGGGCGCGTCTCCCCACTCCTTTTCCGTGATGACGGCTATCCCGAGAGAGTTCGCCCGCTCGCGCACGTTGGTGAGGTTCACGCAAAGCCTACGGGCACGCCCATGAGATGCCTGCATCAGCCGCGCGAACAATTCCGCCTCTATCTCAACATTGGGGCAGTAGAGCCTCGCCAGGTGATGCGCATCTTCATTGTCGAGCGGCTGTGCTTGGCTCCAGACAAGCACACGATTGTGGAACCGCTCTGAGGTTTGCGCGATTGTCTGTGGGAGATTTTCCTCGCCGATCAGAATGACGGGCACATTGCTCTTGTCGTGGATCTCGCGAACCGTCTCATGGTATTTCTTTTTGAAAATGAAATCCGCCTCGTCGATGATAAGGGGGCGGTCCTGCATCACCAGCGCTTCTATGATCTCGTCAATCTTGTCTGCAATCGTGGCGGGCCGAAGCGGCAGGCCGATGGATTGCATCAGCGCGTCCACAAACTTCCTCTTCGTCCAGCTTTCGCCAACCTCAACATAGCTCGCCTGGTATTTGTTGGCGGCGTAGATGGCGCTGCGGGTTTTCCCCAGGCCCGACCAGCCGGAGAAAATGCCGAACCCCGGAAGATTGGGATCGCGCCTTACAACCCGCTCTGTGAGCTCCGTAAAAATCGCGACATTCTTCAGTGGCGCGATGGAGCCCGCAACGGCATTGTTGACGGGAACTTTTGAGTTAGTCATATTGTCCTCTCTTCTCTTATTGAACCCGTCCCTTGGTCTGAAATCTTTGGGGGCGGGTTTTCGTTTCAAGCCTCTAACCAGTCGGCTCCAAAATCTTCGTGAAGTGTTTGATTGGTGCGGTACTCCGCACTCGTTTTATATGTCGCGAGCCATGCGACGTCTTCCGGGTTGGCTGCACCTGTCCGGGCTCTCTCCGCCACATCAAGAGCGCGCCGGTAGCGCATTTTTGAGGTTTCCGGTAAGGCGACAACATTTCTGCCGTCTGCTATCTCTTGTTCGATCTCAGTGGCCCGCGCCACCGCCGCCTCGCTCAAAGGCGCTGCGACAGGCTTGGGGCGTTGCGTGACGCTTCCGCCTGGTTGGTGAACATCAGGCCGCACCAACCGGGTCACATTGGCTGTGGGGGCATCTGGTGTGGCGACATCGGGGAGCTTGGCGACCAACTGCTCAACACTCATGTCGAGTTCAAGCTCGGCCAACTCGCGGGTCTTCTTGACAAAGTCCCGACGATTACGCGAATGGGCCTTGGCTTCCGTCACACTGTCGAAGCCGACCGCCGCCACGCACTCAGCGAAGCCCACATAGCTTTCGTCAATCCGGTAGACGTAGACGCCAGCGCCTATGTCGTCCGGGTCGAAGCGAACCACCACCGGCGTTCCCATAACCTCATGAAGGCAGGGCGACCAGAAGCGGTTACCAAGTAGCTTCAGTGAGCCATCCATGCGGGAACTCCGCACGCTCTCGGCGGCGAGCAGACAAAGCCGGAGCTGTTCATCCGTCGGCATTGTGATGACGGATTTTTTGTAGCTCTCGTCAAAGACCTGATCGAAAGACCTTGTGCCACCGCAAACCTGCGTACGCCGGTTCGGGCGCGCGTTGTACAGTGCTATTCCCTGCTCAACGACATCTATGAACCTGTCGAGGTTCACAGCCGCGTTGCCATAGTTCTCAGGCTTGGCATCAGGACTGTTGCCGGTATAAGCCCCCTCAAACGCCGGGTGCTTCGCAACAGCGTCACAAAGGTCTCTAAAGGCCCGCTCAATAGGCTTTGATTGACCACTGTAAGGTGTTGTCCAGTGCAGCTTGATCTTCAGCGCTGTCAGGATGCCGGTCGGTTCTTCCGGTTTTATCTTGAAGCGGAACCTTGTTTTTGAGCCGCCCGAAATGTATTTGGAGGCAAAGGCGCGCCCATTGTCGAGATAGCACTGCGTCGGGATGCCAAATTTTTCGAACATGTCTCGGAACGTCAGCCGCACAGCGTCTGTGTTCTCCGAATAGTCCACCCGCCAGGCGACGATCTTGTTTGAATAAAGATCTTGGATTGCCACCATCATCGGGCGCGCTACCGTGCCGTCTGGCCACCGGACGAACACGTCCCACTTATGTCCGTCGATGTTGACCGCTTCCATTGCGTGGAAATGATCGCGACGGCGTTCCTGCGCCGGGAACATGCGCTTCAGGGCTTCTTCCCCCTGCCGCAGCTTCACGATCACCGCGCGAGGAATTTCCCGCTCGATGCGACGCTTGAGGGTCCGTGCGGTGGGGATTGACCAGCCGTATTCTTTCGCCATCAACCCTACGCGTTCGTAGCAGGTCTCAAAGCTTGGGCGCGAAAGCCGAAGGTAGTCAGTTTTCAGGGCTGAATACGCTTCCGGTGAACATTCGGTCGTGACCGTGCGGCCCGCGTGATGCGGGGCCAGGGAGGGCAGCCAGTCAGCATGGGCGCGCCCGGCGACAAGGCCGAACCACCCATGAATGGTTCTGACGGAAACTTCTTGGTCGCTTGCCACCATCGCAATGGCAACGCTTTTGGTGAGGCCGCTGGACTGCAAGTCCTCGACAGCGGCCAGGACGGCGAGGCGGGTTTCTGCCTTCGCTTTCGCATTGGTTTTCAGGCGCTCATACCGCGCCCAGATTTCATCCCGCTCAAGCTCTGCATTGGCAACAGCCACGCGGGCAGCTGATTTTGAAAGCCGGGCCTGCGCTTCCGCTGGCAGCAGCGAGACGTGATATTCCCATCCATTCCCGCGACGCCGAGCCAGCGGCGTTCCGTCAGTCTTGAGAGCTGAACGCCAGTTTTGGCGGCGGATGAACCTGTTCAGAGCATCCCGATCACGGGGCAGCCCCGGCAGTCGAGCGTCAGCAAGTTCAAGGGGGGTGAGGAAAATGCTCATATGGAGAATGTCCTGAGCAGATGCGCGTGCTCTTCCGCGTCTTCCTTCAACCGCTTGGTGAGGAAGAGAGCCCGCGCCGCGTTTTCATATTCACGTGGCATCACGGTCATATCGAACAACTCAGCGATCAACGTCATCAGCCGAAAGTCGCTGGTTGCGTGCATCAAGGCCATCATGCGTAATACGCTGATGTTATGGGCGTCTCGTGCCTGGCTGGCGTAGGCGTTCAAAATATTCACACCTACCTCTTCACCGAGATAGGCCGTCATCCGTTTGGCCACCTGCTTGCGCGTCAGGGGCAATTTCTCGCGAGCGGCAGTGTCTCTCAGGGTCTGCGAGACAGCCAGACTGAGCTTTGCTCCATAGCTCGCCGCGCGGACGCTTTGGTCCTCGAAACGCAGGCGTGACGACCGCTCTTCCAGAGCCGTAGAGCCTTCTGCCTGAAACAGATCACCGACATGTCCTTCGCCGCGCGCTTTCCCCATCAGTCAGCCGCCTTCAGTATTGGTTTTGTTGTCTTGGCGATAAATTCAAGCAGCCGTTGCTGGCCGATCATCACCAGCACCCGGTCCTGCTCACGCTTGTTGAGCCGGTTGAAGGCGTCATAGGCGCGCCTCACTTTCGCTTCGCCGCTGTTGGCGGCTGGCTTTGGTGTATGCCCCCCGGCGATGGCGACTGCGGTAGCTACTTTTTCGGCCTCATTGTCCGCATCCA